AACCAATAGTAGTACCGTTATTGGTTCTTACTTGAAACGTAATAATATCGCCAACGTTTAAAGATATATCATATTGGATTGTAGCTGATGTAGGGTATAAATATGGTATTAAATACTCGTATATTTGTACTGAATTTTTAAGTATTCTATAATATGTATTTTGTTGACTTCCTGTAAATTCTAGCATAGACCTTATTTGTCCGCTGTATTTGCTAATGTATTTTATTGGTCCTGATAATGTATTTATCAGATTATATGACGGGTAAACATAATTTAAAATTGGATAATCTAAACGCAAAGAGTAAAATACATTGCCACCGGCTATTGCTGTATTTTTTGCAATAAATGATTCACAGTGCAATTGATTTAATGTATAAAATTTAAGTGAATTTACCGCTTCTATTTCATCAAATAAAAACAAATTACCAAATTCATCATAATATCCATTGTGTGAATTATTCCAATAAACACCATCAAGATTAGCCGAAAATGAAGCCAAGCAGGTAGAACCGTCGGAAGATGGTGTTATCTTTACATACTTGGATGGTGTGCCAGATATTGCTGTATCAGAATTAGATTTATATAAAACCCCAGCGAAATTAAAAATAAAACCTTTTTTTACAAATGACCCTAAAACTGGCTTTTGCAAAGAAATTCTATTTATAATTTCATTAATTTGATTATTTTGTGCTTGGTAATCGCTTGCATTTACCGGGTAATGATTTGGCGGCACTATTTTATTAATAGACATAATAATCACCCATTAAAGCAAAGCTAATAGGATAAAGATTGCTTTGCAATTCAAATGAAAATTCGTCATAATCTATGCAATCTTCTATTAATATTTCCTGATATTGTACTGAATTTGTTGTATCTACATTTTTATCTAAAATAATGTCATTATTTTTATATATTTTTATATTTAAACCAGTACCACCGGGACTCGACATATAAATAAGCTGAATTTTAACATCGCCGCTAGCTGAAGGTTTTAGAATCCATGGGAAATTTCCGCTTTTATTCGGATTGTAATAACTATTAACTGAAAACTGAATTTGCTTTATAATATTATTTGAATTTGAAATTCTATATTTTGAATTATACTTATTGCTAAGTATTGTTTTGCTATCTGTTATTAATCCATCATATATGGCAATCGATTCGTTAAAAATATATAAATTATTTGACGCATCGTAATACCCATTATATGTATCATTCCATATAACACCTGTTAGATTTGCTACAAAAGAAGCTGAGCAAGTAAGAGTGTCACCGGATTGTGTAATTTTAACGTATTTAGAAGGCGTGCCAGTTATTGCGGTATCTGAATTTGTAAAATACAATAGTCCCTTAACACTTAACAAGCAACCTTGTTTTATATTTGACCCAATAACTATTTCAGGGTAATTTATATTATTTAATAAATATTTAAGTAAATCATTTTGCTTTTGATAATCTGAAATAGACGCGCTAGGGCTTGTTTGTGGGTTTGGTATTAATATAATTGACATTATGATTCACCATAGCATAATGCTAGAAATGGAATCCCCCTGTATTGAAATCCAGGGTCAGGACCAGTAAATTTCATTTGCGCATAAAAAGTATCGTTTTTATTACATATAATATCCATTTGCGTTGTATTTTGCCCAAGCCAGAAGCTACCTGAAATATTTACCGTATCATAAGACCGCTCTATTATTTTTGTTGTATTCTTAAATATTCTTATACTATAATTATTAACAACACTATTTTGAATAAATGAAGCCGCTTTTACTCTAACTATCCCGCTGCCTTCAATTATAATTTTTTTTGTTCCAGTACTATATCCGTCGTCTAGTGGGTAATTAATAAAATATTTAGAAGTAATAATATTTTCTATGGTATCACTTGGGTATAGAACATTATTATTGTATGACTGTCTGCCAAATAATGTATAGGCTTGAGATATTTGTCCGTCAAATACTGCTCTTGATTCATTAAAAATATATAAATTACCGGATATATCATAATATCCATTTTTAACATTATCCCAAGAAACGCCAGAAAGGCTTGCGACAAACGAAGGAAGACAAGTGCCGCCGTCTGATGACGGTGTAATTTTAACGTATTTAGAAGGCGTGCCAGTTATTGCGGTATCATTATCTACCATATAAATTGACCCGGAAATATTAATTAATGACCCTTTAGTAATAAATGAACCTATCACTATATTTTTAGGATATAAATTTCTTATTAATTCTATTAATAGATTATTTTGTGCCTTATAGTCTTCTACGGTTTCGGGGACAATATTGGGCAATATTATTTTTACTATTGCCATTTATCTAGCTTCCTTTAATTTTATAGTAGCTTCAAATTCAATGCCTTTTCTTACAAGGTTTATTTTATCAGAAAAAACGACATATTTTGGCTCTTGATATGGTCTATTGTCTTCGTAAAAATCAATAAATAATGGAGAGCCCTTACCCTTTTGTATATAAGTATTATTTAAATAATTTTTCTGGTCATTATCAAGTGTTGGTATAGTAATTAAAAATTCCAAACCTGATTCATTATATAATTGAGAAAATTGGAAGTCAGGGCTAGACTTTACGACTGTTTGATCATCTATATTGACTTCTAGATTATTCATCGGTAGATTCATTTGGTCATAAACGCCAGCCCATAATACACCGATAAATAAATTATCTATTGCAGTGCATGAAATTATTATTTTTTTTACATTAACTACTTTGTTAAAGTATATAACACCTATATCTAGTAACTGCGTATCACTTCCAGTTAATAAAACATTATTACTTGAATCATAAAGCGTATAATTAAAACTGTTTAAAGTATGATAACCATAAAAAATGCAATTAATTTCTTTTACTGTATTAAAAATACACGTTATTGTGCTATTTGATAGAAGGCTTTGAAATCTTTTTTTCATGAATCTATGCGTTACATTTTCAATAGGATAATTAATACTAGAAGCCGTCGCACTCATGACAGAATCTAGAAATGAATTATTAAACAAAATGCGCATAGTGTCATTATACCTTTACAATGTTATTTTGACAATGCCGTTGTTAATGTCCTTTGCTACAACTTTTGACAGTACAGTCGAGTCAATTTGCAATATTAACGTTATGTCCTTACCTTGTTCAACTGCCCCTATTCTTTTTGCAACCTTATCGGCAAAAGCGTTAAGGAATGGCTCTCCGGAGGCCCCGCCATTCAGGGCAAGCTCTGGGCTGCCATTCTCTGCCATTAGAACCTTGGCACCTTGTCCGCCAGCTTGTGGTATTGCTATTCCTCCGGTTGCCAATGCAGGTGGCTGCGGCTTTGCTGCGTTGACTGCGGCTATCTCAATCCCGCCAGTAACGCCAGCCGCCGCCGCCAATACGATACCAAGCCAAACTGGCTGCGTTTGGAGTGCGTTTATAACGGCCAAGGCAGTTCCGGCTATTGCGCTGAGCATTTGCAAATTCCATGCCTCTAAACTCGCCTTATATTGTAATTGCGCTTTTTCTTTTTCGTATTTTTTTTCTATGGCAATTTTTTTGTCAGCGGCTTCTTTTAAAATTTGCTGTTTTTTCAATTCCTTTTCGGCGTCGCTTATTGCCTCGGCATCATTAGATGCTATTGCAGCATCAAGTTTTGCCTGTGCTTTTTCCATGTCTGACTGTTCAGCAAGACCGGCTGCCTCAAGCTTTGCCTGTGTATCGGCGTCTAGTGCGTCTAAATTTTGCTGATATTGTACATCCAGACTATCAAGCTGCGCCTGATTCATCGCTTCATATAGAGAGCCAAGGGCAGACAAAAGACCGTTAAAAACATTGCCTACTTTTCCCACAAAATCAGACACCCGGGAAAGCCTAGCCTCAAATGAATCTGATTCAATCTTTGCCGACTGGTCGGCTGCGTATTGAGTTATTGACGCCGATTGGTCCGCATATTCTTTATCACTCTTTAGCATTAGCGCGTTGGCTTCGCGCAAATCTGCTATTTCTTTGGTCAAGGCCGCTTTTTTCTTTGTGCTATCAGCGTCAATTGAATCAATCAAACCGTCAGAATATGCCGACCTGAAATTTGCCGTTAATTCTTGGGCCTTTCTTATTTCTTCCTGATTTTTTGCAACTGCGTTTTTTTCATCTTCTTGGGCCTTGGCTATCTTCTTCGATAATTCGTCATAAAGCTCCGCTTGTTCCCTTGTCATTGCGCCCGTTTTCGCAAGCTCATCGCGTTCAGCTATCATTGATTCGATAGTTTTCCCTAGGGCAGATTGCAAATCCTTTTCCCTATCAGCCGCTTCTTTTTTTGACGCTGTTATTAAATCAAGTTTTTTCTGTGCTTCGTTTCTTATATTTATTTCATCGGCTATTTGTTTCTTGGAGGCCTGAGACAGTGCCCCGTCCTTTACGGCCTGTGATTGAATTTGATTAATCCTGTCACTTGCCAGTGAAATAATTTTTTTCTGGTATTCTTCCTCACTTACTAAATCATCGGCGCGTAATTGCTTAAATACTGCCAATGTTTTAGCATAGTCATTGGCCGAATTTTGGCGGGCTTGTTTTTCTTGCTCTATAGCCTGTTTTCTTGCGTCTTCGTTTGACTTTTCCTTGGCCGCCGCTTCGTCTTTAACTGCTTGTGCTTTTCTGGCCGCGTCGGCTGTACCGTCAAGCTCCCTGATTTGAGCTTGTAAAACGTTGTTTTGTTCCTTTAATTTTGTTGCTGTCCTTTCGGACGTTAATAGGTTTTTTTCTTGGAATTTACCTTGGTCATCTAATTGTGAAAGTCTTTTCTTGGCTAAATTATAAGCGTCTGTTTCTGATTGAGTGTGATTTTTAACCGATTCATAGGAAGATACTAAAGCCCTATCATTCCTTATCAGTGCTTCTGTATTTTGATTTTGCGCATTTTTAGACTGACTAGTAACCTCTGTTGACTTTTTTATTAAGTCATTATTTTCAGCTATTTGCTTGTTTATTTGCGCTATTATTTCAGAATTACGTGCGGAGTTTAATTTCTTTTGCGCTTCCGTTACATCTTGTATTGTGGCTTTATTCAAATCCATTACGCCAGTCAATTCAGGGTATAACTTTTTCAGCTTGTCGATTTGATCGGCTGATAATTTATTGGATTTAGTGGCGTCGTTTACAGGGCCTACTATATTTGTAAATTCAGCATTAGCTGATTTTGTGGCGTTGATTAATTCGTTATTATTCCTAATTAAACGTGTTGTCGAATCCTCAAAAGCGCCAGCCGATACTGCCGCCGCGCCAATGCCAATTGCCAACACGCCAACGGCTGATGCGATTAGGCCAAATGGTCCAAGTGAAGTTGCGGCGGCAATCCCTATGCCTTTTATCACTCCAATAACTGACGGCCCAGCGGCTGCAAAAGCGATAATACCGCCGGTCAATAATCCGATGGTAGTAATGGCTGCCTTGACTGGCCCGGGCAGGGCGGTGATTGCATTTAATACAGCCGTTGCAATTTGGGTAAGTCCGCGCAGGGCTGGCGTTGCGGCTGTTCCAATCGATGCGGCGGCGTTTGTAGTGGCCGCGTCAAGTTTTCCTAAATCACCGGCCAGGCTATCCATTTTAATCCTTGCCGTTTCGGCTGCAAACCCTTGCTGGTTGGTAAGCTCTGTCCATTTCTCTATTCCGGCTGCGCCGCCCTTCATTAGCTCAATTGCAGCCCGCGTTGCGTCCGACCCGAATAATGTCGTTAATGCCGCTTGCTTTTGAGCGTCGGACATTCCGCCGAGTTTTGTTTTTAACTGCTCAGCAACGCTTGAAATTCCAACGAATTTTCCCTTGGCGTCAAATGCGCTAAACCCTAACTTTTCCATTAGTGCGCGGGCTTCGTCCGATACTGGATTTAGTCGCTGTAAAAATGTTTTAAAACTTGTACCGGCGTCTGATCCCAAAAGGCTACCGGCGGCAAATTGCGCCAAGACAGCCGTTGTATCTTCAATTGATAGGCCTGTTGAATTTGCAACAAGGCCCACTTGTTTAAATGCCATAGTGAAGTCTGAGACTTCGCCAATTGCGTTACCGGCTGCGGCTGCTAATAAATCAGCAATATGCGTAACGTCAGCCCCGGTCTTTCCAAATTGGGTCATTATACCGGCTGCGGCTTCTGCGGCGTCGCCAACCGACATTTCGCCCGCTGCGGCCAGCGCTAAAGCGCCAGCAAGGCCGCCGCCTATTATGTCGGCTGTACTAACACCGGCTTTGGACAGGGCCTCTATACCCTGTAGGGCCTCTGTATTTGTTTTCCCGAATTGCTGCGCCGTTTCATCTGCGGCTTTGGTTAGTTGCGCCATTTCGTCAGCGCTTGCGCGGGTAGCCGCCTGTACACCGGCCAGGGCCGCGCTATAATCTGACGTTGATGTAACCAAAGAGCGAAAAGCAACCGCTACAACAGCGACGGCCGCAACGGATGCGGCGGAAAAGTTTGATGCGGATTTCCCGGCGTTTTCTGATTCTTTTGACACTTGCTTGTATTGCGATTCTAACTTGCTTAAGGCCGATTGCGTCGCTTTTAAGTCGTTAATTTCCTGTGTGGTATATCCGCCTTTTTTAGCTGCGGTTGCCTGTATAAAAGCCAATTCCTGTTTACGCACTGCTATTGACTGTTCAATAGCTTGCTTTTGGGTTATTGCCCCTGCTTTTACCGCGTCGTCTAGGCTTGCTAAATATGTTTTGACATTATTTATTGATTTACCGTAAGAATTTGAGAATAAATTACTGGCAGTGTTGCCCATATCGACAACGGTAGATCCGAAATTATTAAGCTTGTTTACCGCTTGCGTAATATCGGATTGTAATTTATCAAGTCTAATTCTTACTTCACTATAAATATTTCCGGCGTCTTCATTCATTTGGACAGTATACCATGGTCTGAAAATTGCGGCAAACCGTTACAATATATGGTTTTGTGCGGACTATGTAATTATTTTACGAATTCTCCTGCTTTTTATTTTGATTGTGTTATACTTAAATCAAGTGAGGGCGAGAAAATGAATAAAGCAATTGTAGATGGAAAAGAAGTTAATGTTAAGATTTTTAAAACAAAAAATGCGGCTGATAATTTTATCTCAAAAAAAGGCGGTGAAATTGTATTCTACAAGGCCGGATTTTATATGGTAAAGGTTGCATAAAATGAATAAAAAAATAAAAATAGCAAATACCAAATACTACAAACACGAAGCAAACCGGGTGAAAAATGAATTAATCAAAATAGCCAACAGAATGGAAGAATTCAACAGGCCAGAAGCTGAAAGGCTAAATAGAATTATCGCGCGCTTAGAATGTTGGCAAAACAATGGGAAATAACCATGGAGGAAAACGCCCTGGAGCGGGAAGAAATCCATCTAAAATCCAGCTAAAATCATACCCGGTACGCATTGAAATTTCAGACTATGAAGCAATGCCTGGCAATAAACAGGAATTTATACGCCAGGCCATTAAATCTTCCTTGCGTCAAATTTATCCTTATTCTGTAGATAATACCAAGCCCGATTATTAATATCATTATACAAAAGCTTGTCGCCGGGGAATCGTTCGAATTTACCGCTTATGTGGTCACTTGGATTATCCCCGCCAAGCTTTGCTAAAGTTGCCGCGCGCAATAATGCTTCATAGGTAACGCTTTCAATTTCTGTTCGACTAACACCTGATACCCATGACACTAACGGTGCAGTAAATTGAGGTGGTAATATAAATTTACTGGCAATTTCTATGCCATCATATTGCTTTTTTAAGCGCACCTTTTCGGCGCTTTGCGGCAATTCAAGCCAAATTTTCTTGATTTCTTTTAGCTCTTTTTTAATCGATTCATGGTTTATATATGACCCTGCCATGGATATTACATCGTCATAAGTAGGATTAGCCATTGATAAGCGTAAAATATTGTCATGCCTTTCGGCGTAAGCGTTCATTTCTTCAATACTAGGCTCCCTGTCATTCTCTATTTTATCCCAAAATGTTTTGATCATTGAAATTTCGCCAAGTGAAAATATCTGCACGTCTGAAAGCTCGCGCATTATGACTATAATTTGACCCATATGAGGCCACGATGTAGCTACGGGCCTGTATAGCCCATATCCCATTTGCTCTAGTTCTGTTAATTCAACTTTATCAGGGGCTTGGCGCAAAACTTTTTGTATCCAAGTTCTTTCATATTTTTTAGATAAGTCCGATATTGTTTTTTCTAAATCATTCATTTTTTTATAATTGCATAAAATGCGCGCACTGTCAAATTAAACTTGACACAATCCGCATTATGTGATATTAATTTATTTATGGAATTTGAAACGTCTATTTTTGCTGATAACGGTACTGAAATACCGGTCAAAATTACTTTTAACGGAATACCACCGAAAAATGTAAGGGTATTTGGCAATCTATTATCATTTTCAAAAGTGTTGACACATTGGGCTGAATTGGCATTATCAGAAAAAGAAATGGCGCATGCTATTCGGGGGTGCGTTAAATATGGGGCCGTCTAAAGAATTGCGGGAAGAAAAAATAAACGAATTTTTATTAAAGAACATTCCATTTACAGATATTATGCAAGAATATTCTGAATGGTACGCCGCCGAGTGTATGAAAGATTCGATGCAGTTAAATTGGCCGGATAACTCTACTGATTTTTGCGGATCATACTATAATGCCGATGGCTATTCTTTAGGCGCAACCATACAGATTATTCGCCCCAAACCAACGCCACAATTCAAAAAAGGCGAAACTATATTTATTTCTTGTGCTGGACCGCAGCCAGTAGTAGCTGTAATTACTGATGTAAATCCATTAGATGAATGTCCTTATTTAATTGACTACTTTGGGAAAACGAGTCCACACCGGGTTAGTAATAACCACAAGTTCACCAAAAAGTTTGACCCCAAATACATTGGCCAGCCATGGGATGCGATACCATGAGTAAAACAATTGAGCGCATGATTATTCTATTTGGTGTATTTATAATTTTATTTGGTATAGCAATTATAGTCATGGAGGCGTTACTATGAACCAAGATAATGACAATGTTTTGAAGCCATGTCCAAGCGGACACGATAAAGCATTATTTGGACAAGCAATATTCGACGCAATGGAGCAAAAGAAATGACAGACACGGAAAAACTAAAACAGACCCACGATGTATTATACGGTCATAATTATATGGTTGCAGGGTGGCACTTAAATGGTGCTCTTGAACCGTTAGATAATTGGTTTGATAGTAACAATTGGGAGCCAAACGCTATATCTGATTTTGACGTCGGAGTCGAAGAGGGCAAGCGGCAAAGCCAGGATAAGATTGATAGGCTTTTGAAGCTTACAAGGTATCATAGGCATTATGATGATTGCGATATTCTAAACGGCGATTGTACGTGTGGTCTTGACGATCTTATCGCCGAAATAGAAGGAGGAAAATAAATGTTAATACAACACCCATTACATAATAGCGGACAGCAATTTAATACAAACGAAATTGCGGGTAATAAGCTTGCTGTATTTATTGGTCAGTGCGCTGATATTGCATTAGCCGAAAAAGACACCAGGATTAAAGAGCTGGAGGCCGAAATCGAACACCAAAAAGAACACTTAACCGTTAGTTTGTGCGCCCAAGAAACTGATTTTATCCAAGAGCGAAATGCGTTAAAATCCTATATCGTAGAGCTAAGGGAAGCTTTAACCGATGCTATGGATGACGTAAGCGAAGTTTTAGAAGATTATAAATCTAAATATGGCGATTACCGTAAAGAAACAGTTAATAACTTACAGAAACGGCATGACGGATTTTTGGCTGTACTCGCCAAGCAAAATGAATAACTATGACTGATAAGCAGAAAGCCATGGCATGGGATTTATTAAAATATGCGTCTGTTGGAAATACTAGAGATAAATAAATTGCAGAAACAGCAAAAGAAATGGTATTATTAATGACTGCCATAGAATATAAGGTTATTAACTTAAGGGGTAAAATAAAATGAAAAAGGTATTTTTAGTTTTAACAGTATTGCTGCTTATTAGCTGCAATAACACACCGGTAAGCGTAACCACTGGCACGCAATACGATCAAATCGACTTAACGCCGGTGATACGGGAAGTTGGAGGAATTCACGTTGCAATTATTGGAGATAGCCGCGCTCAAAATGGCGGAGATTTCTCCGGGGTTAATGCTTCAATAGCCAACTGGGGCGTAGGCGGATCAACGGTAATTTCTTCTTGTAGGCGCGTTATTTATGCCCTGCAATCGGCACCGAATATTGTAGTTATGTTTACCGGGATTAATGATGTAATGACAGTTACGCAAGGCGATTTTTACAACTATTTAACCGCTATAAAATACGCCGTAAATTCAACGGGTGCACAATTCTTTATATTTGATCAATCAATAGAGCCAAGTCTTGCTACTAATGATATAGTGAAAGGATATGCAAATATTATGCAAGTCGTCGCTGGCCCAAATTATTTAAGTATGCAATATGACTCAGTTGATTATGTTGATTCTTGTCATTTTACTGAGTCAGGTTATTCTAAAGTATTCGATAGAATCAATGGAATTCTTGGATCGGTAAATAAATGAGCTGCAAATATTGGAATGATCCCGGCAAGGGAAATGTTGACCAGGATAATAACGCCGTAGAAAATATTATTACCAAGATGGTAAACGGCATTGGTTCAATTCCGCAAAAGGCAATATACCGTGAAACGTGCGGACCATCTAGCCTTGAATCATGCCTAGATGGATTGGGTGAAGACCAAAGCCAATGCGGAATTCTACAGCCAAGCGATTATTATACTATGGCAATGAATGACAGGAAAATTATAAATAATAAATTTTTCGATTTACCTACCAATCGATATATAGAGGCATATCCGCTTATCATTGGTATTCTCTACCCTAAATTAAAATCAAAAGTTATTGCAATCGATCAAGATAAAAAGAAAACAGCTTATTTATTAAAAAATAGTTTACTTGGCAGTGATACCGTTTGCATTATAAATCTAATAAATCCAGGTCATTATATATCGGCATTGCATATCGATGATAATGACGTTGTATATTATAACGATTCATGGAAAGATGATTTTTTTAATCCATCGCCTAATCACAAAAGGTCGATAGCATTATCGGCACTTGTTGATAATATGAAAAATGGATTTGTCGAAATTTCTAAATGACCGACTTGGAAAACTGCTTGCGAAAAATTGCTTGGCCTACAAAAAAGGAAGCCAAGCGGTCAGTAAAAAGGACAAATAAAAAGGCATTACACGCTTATGTCTGCCCATGCTGCGGGTTTTGGCATATCGGCCACAAAAAATTAAAGCCCCGGAAATCCGGGGCTTAATTTTTATTACACGCTTAGAACGTGTAGCGCGTCGTATTCCGAAACAGTCAAGAATTGCATGATGGTGTCTTTTTCATCAGCAAGAGAGCTAAGCGGGTCTTTGTATGGTGTAACGGCCAAGGTATATGTACCGGTCTGGACATTCCGGTCCCCAGCGGTGCCGGGTGATTGCGTCAGCTTTGCATTGCGGCATTTCATCCACAAATAGCCAACGCGGGTATCTTCTTGATTGTCGTCCTTGGCATAGACGCCATGGAACCATTCGGCCTCGATTGTGGGGCGTGGGTCATTGGGGCCTGGGACAATGTATGCATCATCGGTGTACCCGTCATCCCGAAATGAACCACCCTCAAGCTTTGCTCGGATGTTAATATCAAAGGCAGTATCAACCAAAGTGAGTGTAGAGCCGGTCCGGTAGCTGCGGGTAATAATGGCTGTAGGTCGCCCGGCGCTGTCCAGTACTTCCAGGCGTTCAGATTCCTTTTGCACTGCCTCCTGGGCCAAGCTTTGGACGGTTTCAATTTTGGTAAATTGAGTCCCAAATCCGTAGCCAAAACCGGCGAATTTCGCAACCTCTCCGCCAATTTGCAGGTATTTGGCAGACGCTGGGGTGGTAAGGGAAAGTTTTACCCGTCCGGTGCCAGCTTCTACGGCGCTTGTCAGGTTGGTTACTGCGGATGCGGTAATGGCTGCGGCCAATTCTGCGGCGGTAACGGCTGCAATACTGCCAACTCCGGAAAGGTCAACCGTATCGGCAACCTCTGAACCGTTGTCGGTCTTGGCCGTAATAGTTACCGCAGCGGGAACAGCGGCGGCGCTAAAATTGAAAGGGCCTACCATTGAAACTTGACGACTAACAAAAGGATAGCCGCCATCCGGATTTACGGCGCGAACGCGCGCCATAGTAACGGGACCAAGAAATCTTGCATCCGTATTTCTTAACATTTTCTTATACTCCTATAGGGCAATAGATTGCCTAAAAACTGATTCTAGTGATATTGTACCATCGTCCGAGACAACAGACAAGCTACCCATTGTTTCCCCTGGCAATTCCTCTATTACCATATACCTTTTATCTGTTCCAATTCCAGCGATAGCGCCAAGCATAAGTGCGCGGACTTCTTTGCGCATATATTTACGCAATACCATTAATTGGTCTGGTTTAGCGTGTCCAATTATTCGCCATCTGGTATAGCTTAGCGCCGTTGGTTCCTCTTTTACTACAAGATAAGGGGAAGCCGGAATAGTAAAACCAAACGGTATCACATTTTTCCAAGCGCCTGTTTTAAGCTTAGATACTACCAAATCAATCATTTCATTAACTCCCTAACTGCTACTATATATGAATTACCATATATTTCTATCAATGGGCGCAATGATTCATTTTGCCTATTATTTGCAATCTCTAAATAAATGCCCCATTTTACGCCGTGAGCCATAAAGAACCCAACCGATTTGTCATCTTTGAAAGATTCACCGAATACACGTTCGGCTGTCTGCCCGGTTTGATTATTCCAAAACCGTCCAGGATTTCCGGGGCCAGTTCGCTGTACTCTTGCGAAATGGTCAAGCGCAGCGCCAAGATGAGCCAGTGCCATAGCCTCAAGACTTGCCTTAAACCGTGGCCCGTAATGGTCTTTTATAGATTGGCTAACGCTGCGGGCGTCATCTTTTGCGCTCATGCCGGATATAGCGCCGCCTCAAACGCTATTACACCTTCAAATTTATTCAATGGCGTAACCCTACCAACGCGCCAGCCGGGAAACTGGTCTCCCTCAAAAATAGTATCATTATGTGAAATAATTAAATACATGGTTGCGCTGGTATCCATCCCGGCTGAATTTGCGGCGATTGCTTGAACTATCCTAGATTCCCTGGACATTCTGCCCATTATATTTACTGTTGCCGGTATCCCCTCCGGGTCTTCGCATTGTCCGCCGAAACCATTGTCAATCAATGCGCGCCTTGTTACTGTTATTGCAAAAGGTGATTGCTCTATATGTTTTTTTATGCCGTCGCGCGCTTGCTTTAATAATAAACGATTATTCAAACCAAGCCCCCGGATATTTCTTTATCTGAAATATGCCCATAAATTCCTGTGTCTTGCTTGACCTCAGACGCAGTTAAAGCCGCATAGTCTGATTTAATCTGCCTATAATACTTAAGCATGGAATCAAGGCTTGTGTATTCGGTTGATTCTGCGCCGTCTGAATTCTTAGACATTTGCAATTTTTGGCCAAGGCGCTGAATGATCGCGTCAAATCCACGGATAACCGCCCCAGATACTTGGTACACGTCTATCCAATCAGAAATTCTTGAATCAGAAATTTGCATATCGTCTAAATTAATCCAGGTTACATTAAAATAAACGTATGAATCATAATCGATTATTTTATATGCAACGTTTTTAGGCGCTGATACTGGCAAATCTGCGCTAGTTGCTACAGATTTTAAATCGATAAAATCAGCCGGGTCATTTAATGTAAGGCGCACTGCCTTGATTTCTGCAAAAGTAGCCATGAAATTATTATAACACCGTGCAAATATATTGTAAATAAAGGCTTGACATAATCCGCACTACAGTATTAGTATATTGGAATGGTAAATAATTTTTATACACTGGTTAAAAATTACAATAAAAGAATAAAAGAATTATCTGACCAGAAATTAAAAATTGCAACCGAATATTTGCAATATGTAAATGACCATGAAAAAACATTTAATGAAGAAAATAAATTTGTATGCATGATTTATAAAATTACAATACAGGTAATACAAATGGAAATTAATGTTGTAATGGAAAATAGGCCACGCCTAAAAATACTTAAAAAAGGAATAGAAAAATGTCACACGATGAATTAATGAAAAAACGTGATTTATGCTTTTTCGCGGCAGAGGGATGCAAATCAGCCAAGATGTGGGCGGTATGGATTCGCAAGTCTAACGAATTGCGAAATAAGGCAATGAGAATAATTGAAAATAAGCCAACGTTTATACCAAGAATAGATGGAGACGCTATTTACATGATTGCAATAAAAGATATAATAAGCGAATCAAATATTATTATATTATGTCATAATAATATAAAATATAAATGTAATAAATACGGATTTGTTAGATATAATAAATTCTACTTGTTATTAAATGCAATAGAAAAGGCCCTCAAATAAGAGGGCCTTTGGTTTCTTAAATCGATTCCATTAACTTGGCAAGGTAATTTCAATCACAGCGCCATAGCCAGCGCCAAGGGCTGTACCAGGATAGCTTGATCCAAGCAAATCCTTGGTATATTCACCTTGCGCCATGTACCAGGCCCTTTCTTCGGTGGATAAGGAAAGCACAGAGCCGCGCCCGGTTTCCATGGTCAATGGACGCTTTACCAAGACGTCAAGGACCTTTGGCACGAAAAGGTAGCACTTGCCAGCGGTTACGCCGGGGATGCTGATAGTTTCCTTGCCAATGGTAATACCGTTATTGATTCCGCCGTCATATTCAATAACCTGGCCAATGGGAAGGCCTGGACGATTGCTTACGCGGGCGGTCGATCCGTCGCCGTTCAACTGGCCCCGGATGACATTCTCAATCTGCCATGTGTCGGCGGAATTGCAAAGCACCGACAGCGAAGGAACGGCAATTTTTTTACCGGTCTGTGGGTCTTTGAGGCTACGGACAAGCTTATTACCAGCCAGCATGGTTTCGTAGGTCTTTTCGTCCAGGGTAAGTCCGGCAGTAGCTACGGCGGCTTGTTGCTGGCTTGCAACATAGGTTGCGCCGATCATGACGCCAGCGGTGGCAGTATTTCGCTCATCAATATAGGCGTCTACTGCGGCTTGGACTACCTTATCCATGGTAAAGAATTTGTTGAAAAGCAAATTCATTAACGAATCTTTCCAGCCAAGGGCCTTGATGTAGATTTCGACCGTGTTGTTATTGCCGGTGTTTTGCTCAATCAGGTTCACCGGGTCATTTGTTCCTTGGACAAGGCCCATTTTGCCCCTGAATTTCTTTACGTCGCGCAAATAGACAATGGAAGGGAATTCAAAATTCGTAACTTCATTGGCTATCAGACTGGTAAGGTCCGGGGATTCCATAGCCTGGCGGGTAACTTCAATGAAGAATTTACCGAAAAAAGCTTCAAGCTCTGCGGCACTTGGCGGCTGCGCGGCGTTTTCAATGCGCTTGCTAAGCTCCCCGCGCATTTCCTCCAGCTCTGCCAAGTTCTGTTCCTTGGTTTTTTGAGTGGTAACGGTCAGGTATGGCCGGGAAACCGAATCTTTGACCATTTTTCTGTCACCCTCGAAAATATGGGCGGTAACGGTCTTGGCTTTTTCCTTGCGCTCAGACAGCAAGGCTTCGTTTGTATAAACCTTTAACATTTTTTAACCTTCCTTATTTGATTACCGCTACGACAGTAGCGTGTATGGTAGAACCAGCGCCGAAAACAGCGTCGGCCACAATATCCAAGCCCTTGGCGGCGGTAAGTCCTGCCCCGGTAAGGACTGGAGCGCCAAGGGTTACGCCAGTTGACAGCTTGGCAAGGTTTGCATTACCGGTCAATTGGGCCTTGGCAATGGTGGCTGCCACTACGGGGCTTGCGGCGGTATCTTGCAGTTTTACGATGGTTGCGGTCGCATCGGTCCAGGCGGTAGCGCCTCCGACGTTCAGCAAAAAGTCCACAATGTAGACTTTCTTACCGGCTGGAACCTGTGAGGCCGGAATGAGGTGCACGGCGGTGCCAGCGGCGGCGGCGGTCAAGTCTGCGGTAACGGTAACAACGCGCCCGCCTAATTCCTGATTGTCGCCAACGTAGTCAGCGTCGCATACGATTGCCTTGATAAAGGTACCGCTTTTGGCTGCCTTTGTATAACCAATGAGCCAATATCCCACGGTTTCAGTGTCCGAGAATTTTCCGGTTGCGGGGTCCCAAAAGACCTTGGCATTGGCGGCGGAGAATGTCCCCTCGGAGGTAACGAAATCATCGATTTCGATTTCCATATCTTCCAAATCGGTAAACCCGCCAACGGCATTTGCCGCAATAGCTTCGTCAGCCGCAAGGGCGCGGCCACCCAATACCAGGAATTGGAATTGGATAACGTCAGCGCCGGACGTGTTTATCATCGCAATGCTTTCGCCTTCTGGCTTGCTTATAAAAATTTTAGACATTTTTTATACCTCCAAGACGGTAACGCCGCCTACGGTTTTTTTGCTTGGCGCTTTGCCGCCATCTTCGTGGCGCAAATTTACTTTATGGTTATGATCAACGGAAGCCGCAGCAAGGGCAACGGTAGTTTTGTCCTTTTTGAAAGCTTCGACTGACTCAGGGGTAATGTCAGCCATCTTTTGGAAAATCTTGGATGCTTGCGCACGTACAAGGTTTTCCTCCGATTGCGGGCCGAATTCCTTATCAAGTGAAATCGCCAGGCGTTCACCATCAAGACTTGCAAGCGTGGTTTTCATGCTTACATTTTCGGCGATCAACTTTTCGTCAACCAATTGAGATTCAAGGCCCATGGCTGCGGCCACCTCTTTTAAGGTTATGCCGTTATTTTCTTTAAGGGTCTTAACCTCGGATAGAATTTCTTCCTTAGTCACTTTTTTGTCTCCTGTTTTATTCGCTGCCCCGAATCCCACGGAAGCAATAGCGATTGCTTGATTTTTTGGGTATCCTAAATCCCTTAACATACCCTCAAATTCTCGCACTGTCTCAGGCCGCTTTTTTATTTCAGCGGCTTTATTTTTTACTTTTTTTGCATACATTGCAATTGCTGCGGTCTTATTTTCAGGCCCGGAAATTACAGCCCCGTCCATTTCATCGGAAAAACCATAGTCAAGTATTTCCTGACCGAAAAGCCATGTTTCAGCGTCCATTAATTGCTTTATTTCTTCAATTGGCTTTTTGGTAATTTCAGCGTAAGCCTCTGCTATAATGTTTGACCAACCTTCAAGCTGATCGGCCATTTTTCGCAATTCGTTTTGGTCGCCCCATTCTCCAGACTGGGCATTATGTATCATAAATGATGATGTCTTGCGATTTATGCGTTTATCAAATCCAATTGCAACGGCTGTTGCCGCACTTGCGACAATTGCGCCATAGTAGACGGTCTTAAATCCCTTATATGCCTTTAGCATGGTCATAATCTGGATACCGACAAAATAGTCGCCGCCTGGGCTGTCTAACTCAACAGTAATAGCATCGCCGCCAGCCGCAAGTAATTCAGATTCAACAAACGACAGGGAAATTCCAGTTTTGTTTACCTCGTCCCTATATCCAATGTCACCAGTCCAACGCAAATTTTTCATATCAATATTATGAATCGTAAAAAATTAATCGTCAAGCGTTGACATATACCGCATTAGGGGCTAAGATTATTGAATGATAACGACAGAGCAAGCAATAGCAATAAAAAATCATTCGGTAGTATTCGGTTTATTGAAACATGATTTTGATTCAATACAATGGGGCTATCAATATATAGCTATTAAAGTAGGAATTGATTACGATTATTTAATTAAAATTATTAGGATATATGGCGCAGAATTGTTTAAGATAAGGGGGCAAATGTAATGGAATCACCTAAGCGCCCGTATGAAATGATTCTAAAAATCGGGGCAGATTCATTAGAGGATTTGATTAATTCATTTAATTATATTGAATTTGATATTATCAAGATTCAACAAGACGGATTTAATAACAAACAAATAACTTCGTCAGGTGGACCAGGTGGCGGCTATAATTTTGAGTTAATAAGAACCGAGACGGCAAATCATGAAGAATATTTTGAAAAGCTTAATAAATATTTGGAGGAAATACGCTAATGTCTAAAACTTACAAACACGGAAACAGAAAATTAAGGCTTAAAAAGCGCAAATATGATGATAAATTGCCTATTAAACTTCCCGGAAATGACGGCATGAGTCTAAAGATATTGAAAAATGACATTGACGCTCAAGCAGAATTCTGCGCCGTTAAATAATATTCGTTATACCATTTGTCAATTTCTGGTACATATTCGCCGCTATTCCATCGCTTTAAATCGGCTGTAAAGTCTTTTAAATCGCGCAATATAGCCCTAACCTGACACATACAATTAGGATGCGGTTGCGCCGGTATGCTGTTTGCCGTATACGGTCCACCGGCTGCAAGGCCCGGACATTCACAATCATGTTGCTGCGTGTTTATCCTTACCCACTCATAAAGCTTTGTACTAGCCGGATTCATTTCTCCGGCCATAACCGCCCCAGTTTTCATAGATGCGCTAAATTCGCTTCGTATCAAGCGCAGCGCTCGCCAATCTAAATTCTTTATGGTTATATTTCCCCATTTTGCCTTGGGGAAATCCTCTGCAAGGCGCTCAACTCCGCCAATCGTATAGCTTTGCACTGACTTTGCAATGTCCTGTATTGATAGGCCCTGCGCAAGCCCCGAATTTATCAATTGGGTAACTTGTGCTTGGTAATCGCTTGATAATTGCCAAACGCGATTGGATAAAGTATAGCCGTCTTGATACATTCGATTGACAGTAACGGAAATTAGCCGCGCATTTATTCCGTTTATCATTTTATGAATTCCGTTTGGAGTAACCTTATCACTACCGGCAAATAATTCAGATAAAAGTGTTTCGTCTATCTCATTATAGAGATTCTGTCCATTATTAATGGAAGCCGGAATTTCTTCTAGTATTCTTTCCTGAATTATCCCGGTTGATTTCTGCAATTGAATTGAAAGCAAATTTAAATTATCGGCATTTAATCCGTCGGCGTCTAATATTGCCTTTGCTATTTCATTGGCAGCAAGTTTATATGCCTTGCTTATTTCTGATAATGAGGATTTTATTAAGCTCCCCCATTTTCCGCGCGCACGAATATAGGCTCTTTTATATTCAGTTGCGGTCATAACCCGTTTTGGCCCTCTGCGTCCAATGCGTCCAAATATGTTGCGTCATTAAACTGTTTAAACTTAGCCGCTTCCTGTCTTGATTTCCTGAATTCTTCATAGCTTGCTATGGTTGACTCAGGGTAAAATTCTTTTAGTTTTGAATGTATTATTTCACCCGGTACGCCGGAGCTAGTCATTTTTGATATTGCGTCAGCAATCTTTGCAAATATTTCAGATTTAGTTGACTCACTTAGCGAGTCAAGGCGATTCCATGAAATTGTTACATTATTTTCAGGCGGCATGATATTTAGTGTCGTAAAAATAGCGCTTAATGCCTGGAATACCTTAAGCCAAGGCCCGGTGGCTTGGCGCTGTTTTTTTCGGCAATAGCTCATAAGTCGCTCTATTTGCTCTTCTGAGCTAGCGTGATTTCCAGTTGATACAAGTCCCCAGGCAATTTCTGGTATGCTTGAACCTTGCACTATGGCATAGAATGAAATTGTCAAGAATTTTTCGTATTCCTGGCCAGCCCCTTGCGGAAATACAAATGCCGTGTCCTCTTCTCCGAATTTATTTACTACGAAATCCATATTATTAATATTAATATCGCTCAGATTTCCTATGCCGTTATTTTTTAACCATTCGCTGACCTTGCTTGTACTTTGTTTTAAAAAAGGTTTCATTTTCGATAAAACGACAGACCATTGATATTTTACATCGTGATAGGCTTTAAGGTCTGGCAGTATTCTTTCAAGGTCAGAATGCCCGCGTATTCTTCCTATATCTGGCTCATTAGAAAAATGGATAGGAATAATGCCAAGCGGATTTTTTACCATCCGATTTATTCCGTCAATTGAATCGGTGATTATGTCTTTTTTCCATGACCTTATTCTAGTTGCGGTCTTTGTTTTTCCGTATGATTCCTGTATGGTAATTTGTTCGGAGCTTATAACCTCAACTATTTCCCCTGTGTAAATATCGACTATAATATCAGAAATTTTATCATCCAATATAATTTCAATATCGGCGCTTTTTTTAATTGCGTTGTAAAATGGCCATACCCATATTGTACCGTCACAATGTGACGATGAATGCACGTTATCAAATTTTGAAATATTCGATTGTATAAAATCGTCAAGTAATTTTTTTAATGCTTCGTTTTCTGTCTCAGGTATCGGAATTCCCATAATCGAAACCGGTGTCATTATTGGAGCATATGCAAGCGCCCCGGCAAGCTTAACCCCTGGGTATGTATTATGCAAAATAGCGCGCGTTAATTCGCCGTTTATTTTTATATTTTCAGTCATATCGACAGAAAAAGGGGCTTGCCTTGTTCGCATTAAAGGGTTTTCTGTGTCCTGTTGGGATTTCTTTTTAAACCAGTCAAATATAGCCATGCTGTGATTATAGCATAAAATAAATGCCTGTAAATAGTTGACACAATCCGCACTTGCATTGATAATAAACAAATGAAAAGAAAACTGGTTTTTTATCGGGTTGAATCCCGAAACGAAAGCGGAGAATGGTTTTTTGAAAATGAAACCAGAGAATTAACGCCGCAAAAGGCACAATTTGAAATAATCGTCAGGAAGGCTGCGGGAAACACATTACCAATGCTCATTCGCAAATCAATAACCAATTACGAGGAAATATGAACAGCTTAAACAGCGTTTTATTAGAGGGAAACCTAACACAAGAGCCTGAGACAAGGTTCACAAATACCGGTAAAATGATTTGCTATTTTACCGTTGCGTCTGATAGGTATTTTAACAAAGAAAAAGAAGTAAGCTTCTTTGAAATTGAAACCTGGCAGGGGCTGGCAGAAAAATGCGCAAATGAATTGCGAAAAGGTTCGGGGGTTCGCGTTGTCGGTAGGCTTAAACAAAAGCGATGGAAAAACGCTGAAAAAAAAGACATTTCCAAAGTTATCATAGTGGCAGAGCATATAGAGATTAAATTCAAGCCCTCCGCCTAGCCGCCATTTGCTCTTGTAACTTTTCGTCCATAATAGAAGCGTCGCCTATTTGCACTTGATAGGCGGCGCTAATATTATCTACCTGGTCGTCATGAGCCTTACCTGTCCCGTCAAATGCCATTAATTCGCTTATTAAATCGTTATTCCAATCAGCGCGTTTTATGTGTACGTGCCCAGGTGCCAAAAATATAGTCTCCAATGGCGTAGCGCGCGCGCCCTTGTCGCCATTGCATATCAATTCATTCCAGGAAATTTCAGGCATAGCATTTTTGATATATTGATAAGCATCTTTTGAATCAAGTGAATTTTCTATGTACTGCGCAATATATGGCCCGTCCATGTCGGCAATTGCTTTTATTTTTGGATCACGCTCTCCGGCGTTGTCCCTTGTCCTAAATACGTGATCAATCCACAAATGTGGCACAACGTCGCCCGGTACATATTCAAAGCAGATTTTAGACCCCGCAGTATAGTCCGGGTCATCACCCTTTCGCTGTGCGGCTGTATGGGCTAAGTCCCAAACCCTAACCCATTTTTTATCAAACGGTCCGAAATTGGTATCATAATAATCGATGGTATCAAGGTTAAACCGTCCGCCAGTCCTCACGGTTGGATCGCAATCAAGCAAAGCCGCAGATGAATAAGGGCCCAATAAAGCATATTGCTGCAAGTAATATGTTTCGTCAAATCTTTCCATAAATAGGTATTTATTAGGATATTTCCCATCGCCTTTGTAATGTTCTGCCTTAGCCGGAAAACTAAGCACGTCAAATTGTGGAAAATTGGGGTCAATCTTCATTTGCTTTTTAATACGCCCGTTTATATCGTCAATATGCCATTGTGTAGCCAAAACAATTACGATAGAAACCGGGGCTTTGCGCGTCATAAAATCATTGACAAAAGCGTCCCATGCATTGTTACGCTGTATTAGGCTTTCTGCCTCAGCTCGTCCGCTAAAATAATCGTCCAATATTCCAAGGTGGAAACCATTGCCAGTTAATCCAGATTGCAAGCCAGCCGCATATATTCGACCACCTGTTGGCCTGTCTTTATAGTCAGCTATTGCAAGATTGGCCTTTTGGTTGGTTTCACTTGATAAAAATATATGCGGATATAGTTGTCTATATTTTTCTGATCGCAAAATGTTTCGCGAAAATGTAGAAAAAGACGCCGCAAGCGTTGCGGCATAGGTAACCTGCATTACCTCTTTATCAGGGAATTCGCCAAGAAAGTGTGGGCCTAAATAACGGCTTACAATATCGCTTTTCCCGGCGCGAGGGTGGACCGATACCAACAAAAAACTAGAAATACCATTTGCGAATTTTTCCATTGCATTATCAATGGCTTCGCAAATCTTTCGAGTATGAAATCCGACCATAAACGGGTCAAGGCTGCCTTTAATCCAGCAATGACGCATAAATTCAAGGTGGCGTTCGCGGGCCAATATCTGTTCAAGCTCTCTTATTTCTTCGTCGGTCATTCCTTCTTAGCCGCCTTATCCAAAAGCTCTTTCTTGCGCGCTTCCCTTTCTTCCCTAGTCATGGGAGGCGGTATATTGATTTCCCCGGAGTGGTTTACATCCTGTTGATTCTTCCAGTTTTCCGGGTCACGGTTTGTTAGGTAGAATTTAATGGCGTTGACGTCTGGTAAAACGCGTTCTGTATATTCAGCATATTCTATATCAGAGCCTAGGCCAGTGCCATTTGATACAACCATCGGCTTAACTGCGGTATACTCAAAACCTTTGGCCCTTTCAAATAACGCATTTTTTACAACACTTACAGGGTCATTTCTGGCAGACAAAATTGCCTGACAAAACTTTGGCTTGTCTTTTATCCAACGATAGAAGGTTCTATCTGTTATCTCTAATTCTTCCGAAATCTCCAAATCATTCAACCCACGCGCCGCCAAAGCGTGCGCCAGCTTGCAATGGAATTTTTCATTGTAATTGCTTGGACGGCCGCCTGGGTTTTTAACTTTTTCTTTTGCCATAATGCTATTTTACATCAAAAACCAAATACCGTCCATTTGGCTGTCTATGCTCTTTTACTCCTAATGAAATTAGAAATTTATATAATTTGTTTCTACTTTGACATGATATATTTTTTTCATTGCAAAATTCAATATATAATTCATAGACACTAGACCTTAAAACTTTACCTGATAAATTAGGCAGTAAATAAAAAAGCATAATTCCGTAATCATTTTCTATAAAATGATTTTTAACAAATTCTATTTCTTCACTTGTGGCAAATCTAAATTTTTTATTATCAATTTCTATTTCTTCGATACCGTAAAATTTACATAGCTCTTTTTTATTATTAAAGTATGTATCGTTATTAATTTCTATAATTGGAACGTTTTCAGCGTGTTTTAGCATTAACACTGTAATTTTTTCTACCATGACACAATGATAATTTACATATTTTTATATGTCAATATGTCATTTATTATAAAATTTCCGTGTCAGATAGCGCTGTCACGAATGACAGATAGCGTGACAGGTCTAATTACTTATAATAAAACAATTTAACAACAAAATGTCAGGAGTGACAGCATTTTTCAACTTGACTTGTATAGAGTGAAAAAGTAAAAAACTGAAAAAGTATTACTTTTCTACTTTTCTACTTTTCTTCTCTAGTAGACTCAAGTTTGTTTTACTTGTCACTGCTGTCACTAATCTTGTAACTATATATAATATATATAATTAGAAGAAAGTACTATCTGTCACTAGCCTGTCACAAATGACAGAGCTATCTGTCACTATTAAAAAAGTAAATCGTTTTTTAATTAATTTATCATTAAAAAATACCGTTATATGTAGTTTACTTTTTTTTCGGACATGATTAGAGAAATACACTTGATAAAAGTAAAAAATCTCTATCTATTGACGTATAGCGCACGCTATGCAATAATCTACGGCTGCGGGCTGGCGACGGTCAGAAAACAATATAACCAGCGGTTGGAATGCCCTTATCCGACCGCTGGCCCGCTTTTAAGCATAAAATAGGGGCAAAGGGCTATTTGTTTTGATTGACTTTAAACTTGCTTCCGACTTAATACTGCCTGAAATTTTGGGAATGCTTCCACCTGGCGAAATGGTAACGGCAACAGAATACGGGACAAGAAACCCGACAAGGCCGGAAGACTCAAGGGCTGGAAATTTTAATTTTAACATAGTAACAGGTGCTTGGATTGATAACGCACGGCCAGGCGATAAGGGCGGCGACGCGGTAAGTCTGTATGCTTATATAAACGGAATGACGCAAAGCGAAGCTGCCAGGGAAATATTAAAGGCAAAGCATCCGGACTATTTTGAGGCCGCCACGCCTAAGCCAAAGGACAAGGCCGGTCAGTTTTGGGAAGGGTGGAGGCTTTGCACCAAAGGTAATAAAAATGCGCCACCGCTTGAAATATCAGCCCGCAAAATAACGGAATGGGGGCCAGATATAGAGCGCTGGCCGCTTATTGACCGAAACGTAGTAGCCTGGATAGTCCGATTTCAAAAGCCAGGTGAAAAGAAATTTGACCGCCCGTTTACCTTGTGGACAAAGGGCGGTGAATTCAAATGGCGGGCCTGTGGCGTTAAGGATACAAAATACCCTCTATATAATCATGAAAAATTGATTGACCGACCTAATGATATGGTTATTTTGTGCGAAGGGCAAAAAGTACCAAGCCGTCTTGAAAAATTACCAGAATTTGAAGAAGAATTTGTTATTGTCGGATGGTATGGCGGGGCCGGTAATATTGAGCTTACCAATTTAGAGCCATTGCGAGGCCGGGAAGTCATATTCCCATTTGATGCTGACTTGGCCGGGCGCAAGGTTTTAAAAACACTTTCAGACCTTGATATAAGGGTCCATCCTGTTTACCCACCAATTGGCTGCGCTAAAGGGTGGGATTTAGCGGACGCAATTTCCGACGGGTGGGATAGCGAAAAAATAAGGGCGCATTTAGACAATTGGAAAATTCCCGCAAGTGAGCAGCGCGGGGTTAGCCTTGGAAAATTTGAAGAGCCTGACTATCTTGACAATACAACATTGCATGAGGTTTTTATTTCCGAGAAATACCCGAATGGCGGATATTTTTGCTACGATTCAAACGCTTATACATGGAATGGTCTTTACTGGGAATCAAGGGGGATAAATTCTATAATTGAAGAATTCAACCAATGGGCATACCATAGCCCCGGTACATTTAAGCGCATAATTTTAGAACATAATTTAACACAGGAAAAAGAAAGTAAACAACTTGATCCGCAAGTGATAAGCGAAAGAGCGGCCAGGAATTTAAAGTCATATAGAGGCGCGCGGGCAATTGGTACAGAAAATCCATTTTCACAATTAAAAGAGGTAAGACCATATTGGAATTTTCCAAACGGTATGCTTGAAATAAAAACAGACGGTATAACATGGTTTTCCAGAAGTAAAAATACTGAACAGTTTTTCATGGATAAATACCCGATGGGTTGCATGGGATTTGATTATGACCCCGATGCCATAGGATGTCCACTATTTAAATCGACGGTAAATAGGCTATTGCCGGACGGCCACAAAAACGAAGCCGGATTGAAATTTATTTTACAAACGTTTGCTTATTCATTGTTGCCTATAAAAATTGTGCCGTATTACTTCGTTATTTATGGACTGCAAGGGTCCGGGAAATCTTCGCTAGTTACGGTATTAAAAGAGCTTGCCGGAAATTATTTTATTGATAAAGCAATGAAGGAAATATTTCAGGAATTTGGAAAGTCTAGCCTAGTAGGAAAATTAATAGCATATGACGATGATTTGCCCGATGATTATATTTTGCCAGCCGAAATAAAAAAGCTAGCTGGAAATAAAGAGGTAATGATTAATGAAAAGCGCCAAGCCCATTTCCAGGCAATATTAAATATTGCCCCTTGGATGTGCGGTAATAAGCCACCGGCGACAACCGGATCAGACGGCCACGGTAGACGGGCGATAATTATGCACTATTCAAGCAAGGAACCAAAAGACGCGCTACATATGCAAAAAATGTTCGGTAAAATACCGGGCTTTAATGATGAGCGCGCGGCTATTATGAATTTAGTACTGGAAGTATTGCCTGGATTTATTGCCAATAATTATGAATTTGACAAACCGTCATGGGCAGTTGATAACCAAAAGGAATGGCTTGAAACTAACAATAGCATTGCAATGTTTTTTAGCGAAATGCGCAAGCCTAATAAAAAAATATGGTATGATAGGGCAATAGTATACGCTTACTATAAGCAATGGGCTGAAATATCAGGGTATAAAAATAGGACAATAAAAAGAAATGAATTTTACCAAGCATTGCCCGGTGAAAATATAGAAATAAAGCGGACGTCGACGGGCAGATTGGTATTGTGTGAATTTGAAATTCCAACCCTGAGCGCAGAGGATAAAAAAACGCTACAAATAGAAAATTATGGAGGATACGAAATTGGAGAAACCGAAAAACAGGATAATCCGCCCTTCTGACGAAGTAAAGAAAATTTCTGATAACTGGATTGGGTATTGCCAGAGGAATGGTATTGATACTACACCGGCATGGTATATCTATAATTTGGCTTGCGGTTGGATAATAACAAAAGAGCAAGCGGAAATAGTTGCAAAATGGGTAACTGAACTTGACCATGAAAAAAAAGATGTAAAAACAGTTGACATTTTTTTACGTTCAATTTAAGATGCTAATTAAGCGAGGTACAGAAATGAAGAAAGTTATTGGTTCCCTTTCCAAAACCGTTGACGTCGAATTGTCAAAGCAGGACGTTTTGGATGCAGTAATTTCCGCCGCTGGCGCAAAGCGTGCCAGTGAAGTTAAAGCCGTGGTAAACGAAGATGGTACTGCCAAGGTATCGTTTACCATTACCAAGACCGCCAGCGCCTAATAACTGCGGGAAAGGCCATGCAAAAATGCTGGCCTTTTTTATCTCCTGATGCTTGACACGATCCGCATTAGGCATGATAATTAGCGAAAGAGGCAAGAAAATGGTTTCAATTGTTTGGTTAGGCAGTCCATGCGAAAATTGCCAAATTAAATCAGGATTCAGGGGGCAGATAAAATCTGGCGCACTGGTTTGGACAGTGCAAGCCTAATGCCTCCGGGGCGAAGGCCGCAAAGTTGCGGATAATGTAGCGTGGGCGTGCCAATCATAGCCAGCCACGCCGCCGGGCCATTACCGGCCGCCCTGCAAAAAAGTCTAACACCATGTGGTTAAGGTGAAATAGCCGGTCAATCCCGTTGCTGCGGGTCCAGCAATTGGCGCGAAAAAATCCACTTGGCACGCTGGCCAGTCAAACGGGGCGTGCCTTATCGAGTGGCAACTTAGCTTTAAGCTGCGTACGGTATTTAAGTGCTTGCACTGGAATACGCCAATTGGCGCGGGGTTCAAATCCCCGATACCGTAGATTGGCCGGTATCCGTTGGATATTTAGGCGCGTCATGTTCTTTAATAAGAGGTATCCGGACACGATACCAGAGATTGCTTTCCGGTCCGTGGTCCTAAGCTGCGGGCCGGATTTTTTAGGATTAACAAATGACAAATAAACCGACGTCACAAATTTTAGGCTATGAATGTTGGGATTGCGTAGAAGATAAAATAGACTTTGTTAATCCAGGGAAAAAAGAGCAAAAGAAAATTTTTAACGAAAAAGTAAAAGACTCTTTTAAAAAAATAATACAAATAATATTGGCAATTATCGGGATATTAATAATAATATCAATTTTTGTATTACACAATACATATAAAGAAACTCCAATTGATAAGTCGCAAAAAACATTAAAAAGCGTTCAAGAAATTATAGACTATATAAATGAATCTTTTTGACTTCCAAATAAATGCACGAGATTTGGCTATAGATTTTTTCACCCATGGCGGGCGGGCTTTAATAAACCAAATGCCAACAGGTACAGGAAAATCAATAGTATTTAAATCTTTTATTGATTGGGCATTGTCGAACCAATCAAGGCCAATTTATTTCTTAACCCATAGCAAACTTTTAATGCGCCAATTTTCTGAGCATTTGACAGAAATAGGCATAAGGCATGGAATTATAGCCCCCGGTTTTCCATTTGTTAGATATAGGGTACAAGTAATATCGGTTCAATCATTATCGACAAGGTACCATTTATTAGATGAGCCAGGTTATTTACTTTATGAAGAGGCCCACCATAGCACGACTAATATGTTCAAAAAGCCGCTTGAATTTTGGCCAAATTCAAAACTATTCGGACAAAGTGCCACGCCAAAGCGCCCTGATGGTACGCCGCTTTCTATGTATGAGCATATGTTAGTTTCTCCACCTGTTAAATGGTTTATTGACGAAGGGTATTTAGCTAATTATGATTATTTTATACCTGAAGAATTGGACACTTCTAAATTTCATCATTCAATGGGTGATTTTTCGCGCGAAGACTTAAAGAAAATAAGAATTTCAAGCTTCGTTAAATCATATAAGGAATTCGGAAAAGACAAACCAGGAATTAGCTTTGGCGTTGATATTGAAGACGCCGAACGTATAGCAGGAATTTTTACCGGAGCGGGCTATCCTATGAAAGCCGTTCATTCAAAAATGAAAGATGATTTACACGAATCTATTATGAATAATAAATTGATTTCAAGTTGCGATGCGATTGGGGAAGGTGTAGACATAAAAGGAATTTCAGTTGAAATTGACGCCAGGCCTACGGAATCAATGGTTATTAAGCGCCAACATACCGGACGGGTTTTACGGGCTGATTGGGCGAAGGGCCATGATTTAAGCACCAAACAAGGAAGATTATCGGCCATTGAAGAATCGGGAAAGCGGGCTATAATCCTTGATTTCGTCAGTAATTATCAGCGCCACGGATTGCCAGACGATCCATACGAATGGACATTGGACACGCCAAAGAAAAAAGAAAAAGATGAAAGTTTATATAAACGCTGTCCAGACTGCCAGCGCCCGGTATTAAAATTCGATATGATTTGTCCCGCTTGCGGCTATGTATTTATGAAAAGGGCCGCAGTTAGGGAACCAATAAAGGAAAAAGACGGAAATTTAATAAATATTAATTCGGGAAATAAAGCGGAAATTAATAAAGTTTTATTAGCAATAGCCAGAGGGGCAAGAAAAAAAGAAACCGCTTACACAATAGGCAGACAGCTTGGGGCAAGTCCCGAATTAGTGGATAAAATATGGCACGTATATTTACGAAAAGCATAGTATTGACGTGCTCCGCACGCTGTGTCATAATCTCCATTATGACAGAATTAAAAGCATTAATGATTAGAAAAAATTTTAGGGTTCAAGACGTTGTAGAAATTACCGGGTACGGCCACCGAATGATTGAAAAATTCATGGCCGGAGAAAAGCCAACGCCAAAAATATTTCTAGACGCAATCGGAATAGAACCGGAGCGCGAGTCTTTTGGGATAATGCGCCGGGCTTTTATTTCTTTACTGTCTGAGCTTGGGCTTACCTACCAGCAAGCGGCTACAATAATCGGGAAACACGTTGATAGGGTCCAGAAAATGGCCGACCCCAGACGTGATCAAGAAAGGCGCGTCGCAATTAGTGAAACTGATATATTAAAGCTTAGGAAACACTCTAGGAAATGAGTATACAAAAGCTAGATGACGCCGCATGGATTGCAAATCCTTGCACCTGGAAAAATTATCGTGGAAGCGCGATAGTAAAAGGCCATTATATAGCCTATGGATTGCCGCCGCCGCCGCATGGACGCCGTGAAGATGATCAAGATATGGCCGGAGGCGATAGGATTGGATTTAGGCAAGTTGTTATAACTCCTGAAATGGTCGGCCAAACCGTTGCAATTATTTTAAATATTGAAGAAAAAACAATTAATGATACATTAAAACCAAATCAAAAAAAATGGCATAACTTTATTATAGACGAGGGCGGAATTTCTGAAATCTGGAAAGAGAAAAAAGACGGTACTATAAAAATAATATCGGAGAGAATAAAGTGAGATTACCGCCGCTACTTAAAAGAATCATTAAAATTTTAGCGTTAGCCCTTGGGGCCGGTGCCGATGGAATAATGCTTTATGCTTGCTTTACAAGCCAAGCCGTTGACCCTCTGGCTCGCGTTGCATTTGGCGCAATTGGTATTGCTATTGTAGCACTTATCCCAATGGCCTATGAAGACAAAGCGCGTAAATTCTGGCTTGCCCTTGTTACGGTTGCCGTGTTTTTCGATACTAGCTATTTATTGGCCACAACTGAATTAAAAGAAACCAATGTAACCATAGAAAATGACGCCGAATTGGCGGGGTTGACGGCTGATAAAAAAGCCGCAAGCGATGGATTGGCGCTTGCAAATAAAGACTATTCAGATGGCCTACATGATCCAACAATTACGGCCAAGACCATGGAATCCCTTGAAAGGCGAGTTAATAAAGCAATAGAAGACGAGGCAACAAAAGAGCAAAAGCGATTAGATAGATTTAATGCCGTTGAATCGGGATTGGTTATATCCGAACAAATCACCGCCGATAAAATATTTAAGGCTATACCAGATGCTATCTTTAGTGAAAATAAAAGATACTTACAGTTATTTATGTATTTTATGATAGCCTGTATTTTACAAGGAATGATAGTTTTCGCTCTATATGAATATGAGCCAAAAGAAAAGAATATAATAATTAAACTTCTTGAAAAATTTATTAATAGAAAGACAGTTAGCAAAAAAGGCCGCCCAGTTGGCTCTAAAAATAATACTGAAATAGAATTAGAGGATATAGAAAAATTTATATCAGCAAATTGGATTGGATTAAAAACAAACAAAACAAGCAAAATATTAAGCCAATCAAGTTTTATGGAATTTTATAGTACAAGAGGCGGTTTTCCGCTTGGTAAGTACAAAATAATTAAGCAGACGGCAATAGACCGGGAAGTCATAACACCGGGTGATGAAATAATTATAGCCGATGAGGACGACGCATTGGAGGCAATGCTTTGAAAATCTGTTATATTGAAAGACGTTTTAATTACGATTCACAAATAGTAATTAATCAAGCAAATAAAATAATAAACGAATATAGCGCAATGAGTTTAACGCTTACACTGCGCCAATTATATTATCAATTTGTGTCCAGGGATTTAATTGCAAATACTGTACAGGAATATAAGAAACTCGGCAATACAATCAACGCGGCAAGGCTTGCCGGTTTAATTGATTGGGATTCATTGGAAGACAGGACAAGAAATTTATATAAGCCGTCAAGCTGGGAAAATCCGCAGTCAATTTTACGGTCAGCCGCTTATGGATATTCCGTTGATATGTGGGAAAACCAGCGCAATTATGTAGAAGTTTGGGTGGAAAAAGAAGCCCTTTCTGGCGTAATTGCCGATGCCTGTGACGAGCACAGGGTTCCTTATTTCTCTTGTCGTGGTTATACTAGCCAGTCTGAGCAATGGGCCGCAGGGATGAGAATAGCAAGGCAGATAGACCATGGGAAAATGGTTTATATTCTTCATTTGGGGGATCATGACCCCAGCGGTATCGACATGACAAGGGATAATACGGAAAGGCTAAAAATGTTCATTGGAAGGACAAGTGACGAAGAAAATTTTATACTAAAGCGTCTTGCCCTTAACATGGACCAAGTAGAGCAATATAACCCGCCTGAAAATCCAGCAAAATCAACTGATTCCCGATATTATGGGTATCGTCAATTATTTGGTGATAGTTCATGGGAACTAGACGCTCTTGATCCAAAATATATCAAAGAATTAATAAATGGTGAAATCATCGACCTAATCGATCCTGATACATGGGAATCAGATTTAGAAAGAGAAAATGAAGGCCGTGACTGGTTATTAAATTTGGCAAATAAATAAGCTTGACATAATCCGCATTACAATAGATAATGAATCCAAGGGGATTAAATAAAATGGATAACGTAAATATAGGCCGGTGTAGAATTAATTTCGCGCAGGACGCAAAGGGAAAAATTAAATTAGACATTACTGCGGAATATGAAACGCCAGAAATTTCAGCGCTTATGCTTTCTAAAGCTATTGATTTGGCGCGTGAAACCGCAGAGGCAAAGGGGCTAAAAATATTAGAGGCCATATCAAATGATTAAGGGAAACAAAGAAACTATAGAAAAAGTCCGTAAGGCCGGTCCCAATGATAAATGGAATCACGTTAATTTTGACGCAATAGAAATGTTGCCCGATGAATTTGAAGCCCATATTACAGAATTAAAATATACCGCGTCAGACTGGTACGATATTGGAAATAATACATTTATGCCAAAGCCAGAGATTTTATATAATATAGCAGACGCTTGCGGAATTTCCGGGGGTGATAACTCTATACATGAGCCCTTAATAGAATTTGCCGACCTAAACAGAATAAGAGCAGAGTTGAACGCGCCGCCAAATATGGTAAAAATGAACGTGGGGCGAATCGTTAAAAAATATTCAGTCATTTTAAAAGAAGACGGAACAGAGCGACGATCTAGTATTTGTTCTGTTAGCTATAACGCATATGAACGCTGTTCAATCGCTTGGTCAGATGAGGAACAGGCAACAAACGGCTATACTGTTGAAATTAAAAACGGAAAATACCAAATAAAAGACAAGGATTTTTGGGGCGAATATTATATGCGAGGTAGCTACGCATTCGGTATAAAATATCGTACACGGTGGCAACGTCAAGCCCATTTTGACAATGAAATGAAATTCGCGGGGGCAAAGGCTGAATCAAAAGCCCACGGTAAGACAATCAGAGAATTAGCAGGGCTAATGACCGGATATAAAAAAGAAGATTTAAAGGACGGTTTTTTAGTATTCGTAAGAATCCAGCGGTCAAGCCAAATCCTTAAACTTGAAACGGCGGCGCGGCTCAGCGCAATGTCTAAGGAATGGGAAAGGCCAAAACTTTTTGATATTCCCGGTAAGGTTGAATTCTTGCCAGAGCCAAAATCAGTAGAATCATCAGAAAAGCCGGTATCAATTGATATTAAGGGCTGTTTAATATCTACCATTAACGCATATATAAATAATAAATCTATTCACCCTGACGATATACCAGACGCCAAAAGAATAGTTGAATGGGCAGAAAGGCAGACTATTCATCCGAACGAATCACAATACTGGCCAAATGTAATTGATACTTTAAATTTGATTGAGTCAAAAATACCAGGCGAGGGGCGAATTTCTCATGGACTCACGAGATAGTAAGGTATATAAAAAAATATTAAAAGCAATAAATGACAATGGGCCTTTGCGAAAAATAAAGGCCCTTGAAATGTGTGCCGGTGAGTCTCAGCTTGATAGATTGCTTTTAAATCAGTCTAAATTAATGTTGAGGTATGGATATATCACAACGCAAGAAGAAATAGACAACAGAATTAAAGGCAATCCATCCGGGTTGCTTTTATATGGTCATGATACTTGCGGCATCGGGGGGATACATAGAAATGTTTAACAAGCGAAAAAAACCAAAAGAAACACAAAAAACTTGTTGCTTTGAATGGGTAAATAAAAAAACAAATCAGCCGTATTTGTGCGGAAAACCAGCGAAATATATTTATCAAGGTAAATATTATTTATGCGAGGAATGCTGTAAGTCTCAGCAAAATACTACAATGTTGGTAAGAATATCTTGAAACGCGTAGTTAAAAGCTGTTCACTGGCAATAGAAAGGCTTTGGTCAAAATACCTGCGGGGAGACTTACGCCCTCGGCTAACTTGTATTATTATTGGCGGAATTGAAAAGGAAAAGGAATATATAAATGTCAGGGCTAGGCAAAAATTACAGCAAAAATAACACAGGATTCAGAAAAGAAAGCGATTTCTATGAAACGCCGTATAGCATGACTCAGCAACTTTTAGACAATGAAAAATTCAAGCAAAATAAATTGATACTTGAACCGTCATCCGGTAACGGTGCCATTATTAAGGTTTTAAATCAAAACGGATTCGATTTTGTTGATCATGGCGATATTTCAAACGGATATGATTTTTTAGAAGCCGACATAAAAAAACGTTATGATTACATTATAACCAATCCGCCATTTTCACTTGCGCTTGAATTCATTTTCCAATGTAAGAAAATTGCAAAGGAAAAATTCGCGTTATTGCTTCCAATTACCTACCTACACGGCCAAACCAGGCTTAAAAAAGTATGGCAAGACGAAGAATTTTCCCATGCGCGTATTCATGTATTTTCACGGTTTCCAATGCTTGGCGATAAATTGCGCGATGATGGAAAATATAAAACCGGAATGCAAGTTTACGCTTGGTATATTTGGGACAAGGCCCATAAAGGACCGGCGACAATTCATTATATTGATTGCCAGAAATATATATTAAGCGCTAAGGATAAATCTTGACACAATCCGCATAATACAGGATAATTAACCCATGAAATTTTTAGAGGTTCCTGATTTTCATTTTGACAAGCGATGGATTGACACATCAAAACTGTGCGCCGATTCTGTCGCAGGCCATGCAATACAAACAAAAGCCGATTTTATCGCCGTAATTGGCGACTTTTGGAATAGGCCAGTTTTAGCCTCTGATAGCGGCGGAATAAATGAAGCAAGGGCAATTATTAAAAAATGGTCCAAGGTATGCCCGGTAATTGCAATTGAGGGAACACCAAGCCATGACGCGCCCGGCTCTTATGAGCCGTTAATAGATTGCGGATTGCATCTATTGAAATTTGGTGAAGTATATTTGGAAATTCCTGGATATGTTATTTTTGGAATTCCAGAATTAAATAAAGACATTATAAATTCAGGTCTTAGCATTGGAGCAGAAAAGGCAAACGCTGAAACTGAGCAAATGTTATCCGATTATATAGCCGAATTTGTGGCCCCAATGCGCCTTAAATATTCTGACCGTGTAGCGGTTGGCCTATTGCATGGAAACGTTACCGACTCACGCCGAGAAAATACACAGGACATTATTTTAAAAGCTTCTGACATACTTATTAGGACAGAAGTTTTAAGCGTTGCCAATGTTGATCGGTGGGGCCTTGGCCATATCCATATGCCATGGGAAAGCAAAATTATTAGCGCTGGATATGCCGGATTTACTGGAATAGACGATAATCCATATGGTAAAACCGGATTCAAGCCTTGCATTAATTCAATTGATATTAAAGCCCCTGGAATTTCACCCGTAATTACCCGATTACCGTATGGTACGCCAGAGCGCCGAAAGATATTAAAAGCCCTTCCGTCATATGAATCCAATATAGCCTATTGGCTTGACTCTGATAATCCGGACGATGAAACGCCAATTGGACACGCATGGAATAGAATCACCCACAAGCCTACGGAACGCATTGAAAATATAACAGAAATTAACGATGAAATGGGATTGTCTGAAATTTTCATGGCATTTGATAAGGAAGTCTCAAATTCTGTATTGTTAAAAGTTGAAACTATTACAGAGAGCATTAAAAAGAATAAAATTGATCCTATTAATGTAACTGTCGATAGCGTAGAAATTAATGGCTGTATTTTCTGGAAAGGTGGAAATATAAAATTTGATATAGAAAGCCAGCCTTTTGGAGTTTCTCGAATGTCCGGGCGCATGGGCGACGGTAAATCTAGCCTACTTGGGTTTTGCACCCCGTACCCTGTCATTGCTGGAAAGGACACGGAAAGCGGGCGAGATTCTGCAATTAAAGAATTCTTTAATGGTCAAGACTCAAAGATAGAAAAGATTATATCAAAAAATGGAGTCAAGCATCGTCATTTAATTACCATTAAAGCCGCTCATACAAAGACTGCCAAAACCGAATGCTTTCTATATATCGATGGAATAAATCAACTTGACACTACTAGTTTCGATGAAATGTTTACAAAGTGCCAAGAATTATACGGGCTATATTCTGACTATTTGCTGACAACATTTTATATACAGCCGCTACAATCAAGCCAAGGCCCTGGACTTATGGCGTCAAAAAAAGTTGACGCTAGAAACGTAGTGCAAGCTATAGCTGGAATAAATAGAGAGCAAGAAAGCCGATTTGCGCTTGATAAAAAAGGCGAATGCATAAAGTTGATAGATGAAAAGCAATCATTTATAAATGGCGCATCGGCATTTATTGGTGATAGTGAAAATTTAGAAAATAGCATTATTGAAATCTTACAATTAAAAGATACATTGCACGCCGAATTATCTGTAATTCTTATTGACGGAAAGAAGTCATCCGCTATTGTCGATGATTTGCAAAAGCAATTTGACGAAAACGAAAAGATAAAAGCTGATTTATTACGAAATAACCAAGCAATATCAGAATTAAATCAAAAGAAAGAAAGCCTAGAAAATATTGTAAATAACATTGATAAGTATAAGGCAATGCTTTTACAAGTAACAGAAAACAATAAAAACGAAATAGAAAACCAGAAAATTAAAAATGATTTTAATAGACTGGAGAACGAATATATAGCGAAGCTACAAAAAGCGCAAGCTGATATTGACCAAAAAAATAACGCCATACGATCAGATTATAATAATGACGTAGCTATACACAATGAAAATATACTACAGCATAATAGGGAATTAATAGCATATAATACGGTCTTGGCTGAAATTGACCAAAAAAAGCGAAGACTTGAATTTATAATTGAGTCAAGTCAAAGCGTTACCGCCAACAGTTGCCCGAAATGCGGGTATACGTCCCCAGACATTGCAGAAAAGCTCCAAAATGCCGCTATCGACGCCGAATCAGCAAAAGCAGAGTTAGCGGCCATTGCCTACCCACAAAAGCCAGCCATGGCGGCCCCAGTGCCTCCGGAAATGCCGCATTACCTACCGGATGCCATGGAAATAGGCGAACCTAGGCCGACTTGTCCCGCACTTAAGATAATTATAAAAATAGAATATAACGAGACTTACTTGCGCGACAGCATAGCCAAGGCAGAGGCTGATCAAAAAAATATTATCGATTATAATAATGAGATTATCCGCCTGGAATCTATAACTTTTAATGTTGACGGATTTATTAGCGTAAAATTGGACGAAGCTAAAAATTTATATCAACAAATGCGCGTAAAATATTCTGAAAAAGAAAAAGAAATATTAAAGGTTGAACATAATTTTGAATCTATTTCAAAGAAGATAGAAGAAATAAAGCAGAATAAAATAAAAATTGATGCCATTAGAAAAGAAATTGAAATATTGAATTCCGATTTAAATGACTGGTCATATATAGCAAGGGCTTTTCAGCCGTCAAATATTCCCGCACTTGAGCTAGAAATGGTTTTATCTTCCATTGACTACGAAGCAAATAAAATTATATACCCATTTAATGATGGTCAATACACAATTAAAACAAATGCCGTAGACGGTTTCGACATTATAATCTATGATAGTGAAAGCGCAACCGAAACAAGTTTTTTTAAAAAGAACCCTGGGCACAAAGCATTTTTTGCAGACGCTTATACCAAAGCATTAATTAGGAAGAGAAACGAAAGGCAACACCGATCATATAGCCCTATAATAATGGACGAGGCCGACGCGCCAATAGAATCGGAATCAATACAGATATATTATCGAATGCAAGAAGAATATTTTAATGGTCTTAATGCAAAGGTGCTTATTGTTTCCCATAAGGGAGCGGGGCACATAGCAAATTCAATAGATGTAAAGGGGTTGCAAAGTAATGGGGATTAGAAAGGCATTTCTACAGGGAAATTTAACACGCGAGCCAGAGATGGTAATAGTCGGTGAATGGCGTGTAATTAAATTTTCAATCGCTTGCAATGAAGGTGTAAAACAAGCTGACGGTACTTTTAAGGACCGCCCGCATTTTTTTGATTGCGAATACTGGACAAAAAAGCCTGACTATTGGCTACAGCAATTGAAAAAAGGCGCGGGCGTTACGGTTGAGGCTGAACCGGTACAACAGCGCTGGAGCAGTGAAGACGGCCAAACGCAACATAGCCGGGTAATGTTCAAATTGTCGGCCCCTCCGGTGCCATCGTCAAGGGCTACAAATGCCATAAATTCACCGGCGACAGAATCAGAGTACCAAGCGAGTGCTCCGGAGATGGGCAGTAGCGGGCCTTCGTTAGAGGGCGACATTCCATTTTAACCATAGGGGCCAATTGGCCCCTATTTTTATTTATGATTTGCAATTATATAAGTTTCTGCAATTACAGCAAGCAATAAAACAACAGCGCTGACACCTAGAATTCTATTTAATGTTTCTGAGTTGTCTAAGGCTATTTTGTACTTTTGTGACAATTTCAATACTGACACGTAATTGGCCAACAATATCTCCGCTTTCTTTTGATAATATAATACTTGCGTCTGATAGTCCTCTAATTGCTTTATCAATTCCTTGTATGCTTGCGTTTCTTTCTTCCCTTGCAATTCCATAACTTCGCGTTGCTTCATCAAGCTTTCTATCTGATTCAGCAAGTTTTGTTTTTGCTCCTGAAAGCTCTGCGCTATTAGCAGAGTATTTTGCAAGTTGGTAAGCGAGTTGCTCAGCATTTCGTCTATTTGATCCTGCGTTAATTGCGAATCCGGCGACTCCTGCGAGTATAGCGCCAGCGAAAAAGCAAATAACGCAAGTAGTAATAATATTTTTTGCATTCATTTAATCTTTTTTTCCGGTAATTGCCGCTATATTTTGGGATGTTATTTGCTTTAAAATTAATAGCCCACTAATTAACATAATTGACCCCGGAATAAAGAAGACAGCGCATAGCAATACACCATATAAATTTATTTTTGAAGGGTCTGAAATCATGCTAATTGCTAAACTAATGACAAAAAACATTGCTGCAAATAATGAAATTATAGAAAATGCAATAAGTACAAATCCTATAACCCGGCGAATTGACACTTTACCGTCTGAACCTTTGAAAAAATCTCCACCGTCGATTACGCCGCTTTGATCAATTTCTAGAGTAGTCGTCGCCGTTGCCGTAACGGTATTTGTGTTTTGATCACTCATTTTTATACACTCCTATATTTTTGGTAATGATGTAATGACGCCTAATATTAGCCCGCCAATACCTGTTATACAACTGCATATAGCCACAACTAGCAGTATGCTTGAATTCTTTTTCCCAAAACGATTTTCAAATGCAGCGGCTATTGCTGTTTCAATTAAAAACGGTTCTTTTGCATGATGTGTTTGAATATCCTTTATTAATTCTTGCATATCTTCCACCTTTTCACATAATCCTATTTCACCGTTTCCATAAACAGTGTACATAAGCCGGTCAGTTTTTTGTTCATATGATAAGTCAGCCATAAAATCCGCCTTTATAATTTAATTATATCAATCTCAAAACCAGCGAATAGAACAAAAGAAGAATCTGATTGAAATGTTAATTGATCCTTTGCCTTAAGATAAAAAGGTCTTGACCCTCCACCAACATAGCTGCTGCTCATCATTGAGATTGTTTTACCTTGCTGTACTCCATTTATAACTGCCAATAATCTTGGGCTTACTACGGTTGTGGAGGTATAAAACAGGCCAGCACAAGCGAGATACCATCCGGAATAAGGCGCAATAAATACTGTACCATCAAATGCCCCGTGCGTATCTACTGGCTTTTGATCAAAGCTGAATAATGTCGAATTTGCTGTAATAGATTGCGCTACTGACCTTCTAGCGTTCACCTCTACTGGTTGCGGTATTTCCTGGGCTGAATTTTTAGCTATTTTCACCCGTAATCTATCAAAGCCATCGGCGGCTGATGCTGCTGCTGCCCATGTCCTAAGCGTTGACGTCGTACCATCCCAAGCTGAGGCCCCGCCATTCAATCCAGCCGGTAATATAATCCTTATTTGATTTGCGGTTATTTTTGCGATTATTATATTTCTTAAATAGTAAGCTGCCGCAACCTCTACATGTGAACCAATTCCAGCCACAAATAAGCTAGGTATTGCGGCTTCGTTTATTGGCAACCATGATTTATCAATTACCGACCTAATTTGTATTTGCGGGAATTCGTCAGGCTGCATTGGTCTTGGCAAAATAATATCGTAATATGTTACTGCTGTATTTGCAGGAATCTGCATACCCTCTATCCCATAAAATGATTTTCCGGTTACTCCATTAGTGTTTGCCACTGATTCAGAATTGCTTAAATACATTGGGTCTGTCAAACCTGCTAAATTAATATTTGCCGATAATTGAGCGCAAGGTATTCTGAATCTTATTGTAAATGTCTCAGTATTCCCAAACATTGCGCTGGCGTTTTGCTTTGTTAATCCACCGGCTGACGCTGTTTGACTTCCAAATACCAAATAACCCTTTGATGCTTCAATTAAAGCATAAAATGCACCGGACCCGGCTGCACTTCTTATTATTTCACCAGCAATTTGTATTGTTGGTATATTTGATCGGCTAGTAAATGGGGAAGGTAAATCACAGCGCATTTCGGCTGCCGTTACCGTTCCCGCCGTAACCTTTACTTGCCCTATCAAATCCCCTGCATCAAAAGCATATTCTGCCTGAAGCCCTGAAACTGTGCCAAGACCCTGAAATGTTGGGGTATAGCCGATCCAATCTGACCGCTTAGGAATAGACACAAACAATTGCGGGGCAACCGATATATCAGCAATCCGCAAATTACCTACGCAAGTTGTTGACCCTAATTTTGACCTAAAGCGTAACTTTGAACTGGTTCCAATTACATTAGAAGGTATTAATGCTGATTCAAAAATTATAAAATTATTTAACACTGAAATAGGTATATAATTTATCGGTACTTCATTAGTACCATCAAAATAATTTACTGCTATATCATCGGCCACAAATGTTGCCCCAGTGTCAATGAACATGGTAAATTTTATTTTCCAACTAATGCCGACCATACTTTGCATTATTTCTGAAAAATCGGTTTCAAAATAATCATTGGCTGTTTTAGCGCCTGTGGTAAAAGCCAGCAACAAAGCGCCGCCAGCATATATGTTTTGGGAAGCTGACCACGAAGGCGCTGTTACATATGAGCCAGAGCCTTTCGCCCAATTGGCCGTAGTGGCCTTTTGCAACGTGTTTTTTATAAAGTTAGTACCACCGCCGCCGGAGCCACCGCCTGTTACTTCCCAAAATGTCGGGCTTGTATCGGGCTGATTTCCCAAATTTGTTGCCGACAATGACCTATAAGGAATTCCATTGTAAAAAGTTTGCTCATATAAAACATATTCATGCAAGCTATCGTAGCTTATATTAAACGGATGACCAACAGCTTGCATTATTTCAGCCATTGTAGCGAAATGGTCCTCTTTTCCCAAAAGACCATCGGCGACAATGTGGGTAATGTCGGTTTGCTCTATTGGCTTTGTTATTGGGTCTAAATCTTGTACTCTTTTTACTGGCATTTTTTCTATTCCTTTAATTAAACGCTATTTCGTAGCCGTCATTAGTTTGTATATAATCAGCTTCTTGCGTTATAAGCAATACATCAAAATCGTAATCTCCTATGATTACCGCCCCTATGTAGTTTATACCTGATTCGTCCCTTGGGTCAATTTTTATAACTTGACATTTTTTAATTCCATAGAATTGTCTGCCTTTTATAATATTTCTTTCAAGGTCTACAAATCCCCTTGTTATCTCAATATTTACAATATCATATATTCTTATGTCGAAATACTCACGGCCAAATAATTGAAATTTATTAATTGGCCTTATTTCAGAATATTTATCAACGTCATTATTGGCCCTTAAAATTGCATTTGTTTTATTTACCAGAATAGTATTTGGTGTATATCGAATTTGTTGCTTAAATTTTGTTCTTACAGAATCAAGTCTAGAATTATCTAAATATTGCTGATATTCATTATCAAAATAGCTTTTCGAATACCCTATTTGTATTTCTGCGAATACATATTGTGGATCGTTTTCCACCTCTATGTCATCAATATTTAATATGTCAACATTTGATATATTTCTTGATACTATTCTATTGAAATCGTCAATTCTTATAGTGCGCTTTCCGCTTGAATTAAATTCGTATCTAAATCCCTTGACTGATTCATTTTGTACTATTCTAAATGCTTCGTAAGAATCTGTTAATTTTTCAAACAATATACCGCCGCTTGTTAGTTGTGATTCTTCATTTGTCCATTCGTCCAGGTTATAATTAGACGATGTAAACGGTATGCCTAGAAATCTACTATTAATATCCTTTATTATGTCCGATGTATAATTTATAACAAAGCCTATAGGGCCTACAATTTTGCATTTAAGCGGCGTTTCTCCATTCCTTGCGCTTGCCGCCGATAGTGTAAAAGAGCCAGTAGAAAGGTCTATTGATATAGGGGTAACAGCGGCCCATATATCACCATTTTTAACAAATACATTGCCGTCCAATGACAATTGAGTTAGAAATTCTGCGGCCCTATATGTTACATTTCCGCTTGTAACTTTACCGTTTGTAACATACGCGGGTATTTCCCTGACTTGACCATATAAAAACGGTATTGACTTTCCATTGTTTCCGTCTTCAATATTTGGGTATTGAGTATCATTAAAAAGATTTCTTGGAATTTTTGTTGTTAATGATTTTCGCAAATCTTGCAAGCTCAATTGTATTTGCTGATTGCTTATAGTATAATCTTCAATGAAAAATGAGGCCAGCGGCAGCACTGGACCGCCGTAAATATTACCAATAGTCAACAGGTATTCGTCCACAAAAAGTATATTGACCGTATTACCATAAATATCTAGCGTCAGCAATTGGTCTAAAATGCCGTCAAGGTTCAATAATTCAAGCGATGAATTTTGAAATGTAAGCTTGTCATATCCGTTAAAATCCTGAGAGCTTGAAACTTTAGGGCTATTTTGTATAAGCGGCAAATATTCAATATTATCTAGATAGAATACAGTTTTATTTGAATATCCAAAAAACAAACCATAGCTATAATTATTTCCATAAATATGGAATAAATGCTCAAAATGTACGTATAATATCTGTGTTGCTATATCAAAATAGAACGTCTGCTCATCCGTAAAGCAATCATTAACAGATTCTACTTTTGAGTATCTATATAGTGAATCCCTAACAAAAGATGTAATATTTACAGCTCCAGATTTTGATTCGTCAATACCTGTCCATGTTTTCCAGTAACTCGCTATTGAATAATTGGAAACATTAACTTTCATTACAAAAGGTAAATGCGGTATCATATAAATTATTTTTTGATCTATTGCAAGCTGAGCTATTAACAACTAATTAACCCCTTGATAATTCGAGCAAGCTACCATAAAAACCAATAGTAG